GGAGATGATACCCATGGCAACGAAGGGTCTTGTCACAAAGGTCAAGTCTCACTCGTCGACCATCGGTTCTAAGACCGGTGGCGAGAGTAAGTACTTAGGCCAACTGTGGCGGACCCAACGTACTACCTCTACCTCCCATCCATGGAGGAGGGGTAGGAGGTATTCTTGGGACGTGGGAGGGGCTTTTCAGACATTCTCTAATATGATGTCTGGCGAGCCTGCGAAAGTAGACGCGTCTAACGGAAATTGGTATTTCCGTGGAGACATTGTACCCAACAGTGTATGTTGGAACTACAAATCGTCTACCTTTCTTACTCCCACTTCTTGGCTGGACCTGATACCTTACGGTTCCAGGGCCATTGCCAAGGTCTCCCCTGATAACCCTCATGCCAATGTGGCCACGATGATTGGAGAGGCCCGTGAAGGGCTGCCGTCGGTTCCAGGTCAGGCACTTGCTCGGGCTCGTAGCCTTCAGCATTTGCCTCGGTCTGTTGCCAACGACCATCTTAATCTCGAATTTGGGATTAAGCCTCTCCTATCTGACCTCAGAGCCCTGTTTAAGGCTCTGAGGGACTGTGACCGCATTCTGGAAGAGTACTGCCGGCTTGCCGGCAAGTCTCTTAGGAGGAGGTATGTCTATCCGACTGAATCCTCCACCTCTGTTACAACCGCAACGAACCAATACGGTTACCCGATTGGTTCAACGTGGCTGTACAGCCAGAAGGGACGGGTGACCACGACGACAACGGTCTCCACTGACAGATGGTTCAGTGGGGCCTTCTGCTATTATGTGCCTGGTGTTTCTTCACTCCAGGCAGATCTTCGCAGGCGCGCCCAACTCGTTAATCACGTGCTAGGCGTGTTGCCGTCGCCTGAGCTCCTTTGGGAGCTCCTCCCGTATTCATGGGGCATCGATTGGATGGTGAACATTGGCGATGTTATGCACAACGTCACGCTCGCCATCAACGACGGCCTCGTCATGCGATACGGATACCTCATGGAACATAAACGTGAGGTTGTCGAGTACCGCATGACCGGTCTGGTTCTAAGACCTAACCAGATCGGTGACTCTTGTTATACACGTACACGATACGTGAAAACAAGAGCTCGTTCCACTCCATTCGGTTTTGGGCTCACACCCGGTTCTTTTACGGACCGTCAGTGGGCTCTCATCGCCGCGCTCGGGATCTCCCGCGCGCCGCGGTCGCTCGACTCATAAGGTCGAACGGCCTCCATCTGCTCCTACAAAGGAGCTGTCAGAAGGGATGCCATGTACTCCGATCCTCAGACTGTGACGATCAACGCAGTTGCCCAGACTCTGCCACGTACTGGTGTGGGCGTCCATTCCGGTGAGTTCACCAAGGATGACGGAACTGTCCGTCTCTCGATGAGCCACCAGTATGGTAAGCGCACCCGTCGTACGTGCAGGCTGGACTTCTCGAAGATCGCCGCTGACCCCCTCGTTAGTGCGCAGAACATCAAGTACTCGATGTCTGCGTACATCGTCGTCGACACGCCCATCACTGGGTTCACTGTCGCCGAGGCTAAGCAGATCGTGGACGCCTTGACGGCGTACCTGACTGCTTCGTCGGGGGCCCGCGTCACCCAGCTTCTGGGTGGCGAGATCTAGTTCTAGATCTCTGCGGGCTCGGACACATGGCTATGGATCCTCGACCTCTTAGGAGGCAAGGTGAAAAGCCTTATGTCCCTCTGTCAGCATGTCCTCTCAGAACTGGGAGGATGGTGTCACGTCAGCACCACGCGAGATTGGGAAACCATCTCGCGTCGCGTCGAGCACGAGGGGCTATCGTTCCTAACGATCGCCCTACCGCAGTTTTGCAAGGACCTTGACAACGCCCTTGCTCTACAGCGCGTGTCCTCCGACCACTTCGTTGGTTTTGCTCGAAGTGGGGGGCTCCCTCGATTCCTCGGGGGTTTCCTTCGGACTGTGTTCGACGCTAGAAGTGGCGTCCTCCTCGACGATTACTGCGAGGACTCGGTCTACGCGATGAGGCAGATCACTAGCCTCTTTGCGAAGATCGAGATCCCCTGCTCTCCTCATCGCGTGAAACT